GCACCGACGAGAACCGCGTCAGCGAGCGCGATCACATCTTCATCGACCCGAACGGGTTCGTCCACGGCTGGCAGTGCTGGGCCGACACCGACATCAAGGGCGTCCAGTCCGAACTGCTGGACGAGGTCATCGCCCCGATGGACCGGCCGCTGCCGGATCGCCCGGACAAGGTCCTGCCGAACGCCCGGCCCTACAACGAGATGCGCGGCATGAGCGTGCTGCTCAAGGGCGAGCGGCTCGTGTACTCGACCACCAGCGTGGGCGGCATCAACGCCTTCGCCGCCCTGGCCGAGGAGTACATGGAGCAGTTCCACCGCGACCCCAAGCGGATGATCGCCGAGGTGAGCCTGACCAGCGACAGTTACAAGCACAAGAACAAGACCTACGGGCGCATCTACACCCCGATCTTTAACGTGGTCGCGTGGCACGCCAACCTGCCGGTCGGTGCCGCCAAGCCGGAGCCCGTCCCGGCTCCCGCGAAGAAGGCGGCCGCACCCGCCAAGAAGGCCGCCAAGCCCAAGAAGGCAGCCTAAGCACCGTGGGCCAGGACCGACCTCCTGGCCCATTTCGTTACTGGTAGAAAGCCTGAGGCTACACCCCCAACCGTAAATCGGAATTGACCATGCCCAAGCCTATCGAATTCGACGAGATCGACCTCCTCGCCCAGCGTCTCGTGATCGCTGCCGTCTCAGGCTACTGCGCCGATACAGAGGATGGCGGGTTCCCCGGTGACGAGTACGGAGTCGCCAGCGCAGTCATCGCCAGGGCGTATCACCTCGCCAGTCTGCTCGTGGTTGCTGCCCAGAGTCGCCGCTCGTGAAAGCCCGCCGCCTGCACCTGGACTACGAGACCCGCTCCGACTGCGACCTGAAGTCGGCCGGCGCGTACGTCTACGCCCGCCACCCCTCGACCAGGGTCCTGTGCGCGGCGTACGCCCTGGACCACAGTCCAGTGCGCTACTGGGCGGCGGCCGCCGGCTACCCGATGCCGGCGAGCCTGGAGCGCGCCCTCCAGGACCCGGACGTCGAGGTCCACGCCTGGAATGCCCAGTTCGAGCGGCTGATCACCCGGAACGTCGTCGGCATCCCCGTGGATCGCCGCCGCTACCACTGCACGGCCGCCCTGGCGCGAGCCCGAGGGCTGCCCGGCAAGCTGGAGACCGCGCTCGACTTCCTGGACATGGCACCCGATCTCGCGGTGAAGCGCAAGGGCACCGCGCTGATGATGAAGTGGTGCAAGCCGCTGCCGACCGGCGGCTACGCCAGCGACCCGGACGAGTACGGAGACCTGATCTCCTATTGCATCGGCGACGTGAAGAGCGAGCGCGACATCGCCGCCCGGCTCTACCCGCTGACGAGGATCGAGCAGGCCGAGTACCTGCTGACCGAGGTCATCAACGACCGTGGGCTGCCCATCGACGTGCAGCTTGCGCTGGCGGCGCAGACCTACGGAGACGAGGAGAAGCGCGAGCTTGCCGCCTACCTGGGGTGGATGACCGGCGGCACGATCACGACGCCCAACCAGCACGCCCGCATCAAGGAGTGGCTGAAGGCTCGCCTGGGAGACAAGATCTTTAAAGCCTTCTTCGCCAAGGGCGACAAGGAGTCCACCGACAAGAACGCCAGGGCGGGGTTCCTGGGCTCGGAGTGCGCGAAGGACTGCGACCCCGAGATTGTCGAGTTGATCGAGGTGGTGGACGACGCCGGCAAGTCCAGCGTGGCGAAGTTCGCCCGCATGGCCGAGCGTGCGTCCGACAACGGCCGGGCCGAGGGCTCCTACATCTGCTACGGGGCAGCGCAGACCAAGCGGTACAGCAGCCGGGGCGTGCAGGTCCACAACCTACTGCGCAAGGGTCCGCCAGACCTCCAGGCCGCCATCAGTCAGGTCCTGGCGCACAACGTCCAGGGCAAGGTCATGCACGTCCTGGCGAGCCTGCTGCGCCCGACCATCAAGGCATCCCCCGGCAAGGTCCTGGTCTGGGGCGACTGGGCCGCCGTCGAGGCTCGCGGCATGCCCTGGCTGGCCGGCTGCCAGTGGAAGCTGGACATGTACCGGCAGGGCATCGACGTCTACCGGGTGAACGCCGAGACCATCTTCGGCGTGCCGGCGGCCGACGCCGACGATCTCCAGCGGCAGATCGGCAAGGTGGCCGAGTTGTCCCTGCAATTCGGCGGCGCGAAGGGTGCGCTGAAGTCGATGGCCCGCCAGTACGGGATCATCCTGCCCCCTGGCCTGGACGCCGACATCGTCTTCGCCTGGAGGGAGGCCAACAAGTGGGCGGCCAAGTACAGCAACAGCCTGTACCACGACTTCCTGATGACGTGCATGGGCGAAGACTCGGGCTTCTACCGGCAGATCATCCCGATGCTGCCCGGCACCGTCAGCGTGGCCTGCGACCTGCCCGGCGGCACCACCCTGTACTACCACGGTGTCCGGGGTCACGTCGCCATCACCCACCCGACGATCCGCCGCACCGTCATGCTGGAGGTCGGTGCTGGAGACACAGGCTGGGACGGCGAGAACCTCAACGACTGGGAAACCGAAGTCACGTTCACCAAGACGCTGCCGGCGGGCTTTCGCACCGAGCGTGTATGGCACGGCCTGTTCGCCGAGAACACCACGCAAGGGCAGTGCGCCGCCCTGCTGCGCGACTGTGTCGCTCGTGTCGAAGTGTCATTGACCGGGGATGCCAGAGTGATCGGTCACACCCACGACGAGATCATCCTGGAGTGCGATGAATCGATTGCCGGGAAGGCAGCAGAGGTACTGAAGCAGCAGATGAAAAGGGTGCCAGAATGGTTGCCCGGTTTCCCTCTCGACTGCAGCATCACGACAGCCGACAGGTACGGGAAATGATGGGGCCAGGAAAAAGCCCCAGGGCTTTGGACCCTGGGGCTCTTACCTCCCGACTAGCCACCACGCCAATACAGGAAACGACATGCCTAGCCAACAGCAAGAGAATCCTAGCACAGACCAACATGAATTCCTCTCCACACTAGCATCAGGGCTTCCAGCCGGAAGCTACTTCCACCTCGCCAGGGCGATCCCGAAGACCGACGGCAACACGGCCTGGGAGAACGACACATGGCGCGAGCAGCACCTGGACGGGCATTGGTACTTCTGCACCGGAGCCAGCAGCGACAGCAAGCACCGCCGAGCCGAGGACATGGTCGCCGTCCTCGCCATCGTCCTGGACGACGTCAAGCCTGACGGCACTGGCAAGGGCGGCGGCGTGGTCGAGGTCGAGCCGACGTGGAAGTTGGAGACGAGCCCAGGCAACGAGCAGTGGGGCTATATGCTGAAGGTAGCGGAGCCCGACATCGGGAAGGCCGACGCCCTGATGGTGTCCCTCATCGAGGCCGGGCTGCAGGACCCAGGCGTCAACCGCTCCTGCCGCGTCTGGCGCGTACCCGGCAGCATCAACCAGAAGCCCCAGCACGCGGGCTTTAAAGCCGTACTTCGCGACGTCGAGTGGGGCCGGACGTTCACCCTCAACAGCCTAGCCAAGGCGTTCAAGGTCCGCCCTGGCGCGCCCATCGAGCCCCGCGTACCCAGCGGCGAGCGGCCTGGGGCCGGCAAGCCGGACCCGTTCCTGGACTGGATGGCCGAGCAGGGCATGCTGACCGGCGAGCGCAGCAGCGAGTGGTTGGTGGTCGCATGCCCCTTCTCCGACGAGCATACGGACCCCAGGGCTACTGCGAAGTACCTGCCGACGTTCGCCAGCGAGGACGGCAGGCCACGCATCGAGTGCTGGCACACGCACGGCCGCCTTGACAAGGCGGCCTTTGCCAAGCGGTTCTTCGCCTGGGCCGCCGAGCAGGGTGCGCCGCCACCCTCCGGCCCCGACCCGGAGAAGCTGCGCGAGATGTTCGCCGCCATCCGCACCGGACCCTACGAGCCGCAGGCAAAGCGCGGCGAGCCAGTGCCGCTGCAGCCTGGAGCCACATACGACGAGATCACGCTAGACGATGCCTTTGGCAAGATTCCTATCAGTGCCCTGCACGACATCAAGTACACCAAGGGATCGAAAGCTGTGCCCCCGGCCCCCGCCGCCAAGCAGGACACCAGCAACGCCAACGTACTGGCCTGTATGCGGCACCTGGGCGTCGAGTCCCGGCTCAACCTGATGAACGGCGAAACCGCATTCCTTCTACCCGAGCGCATCGACCCTGCCGGCTTTGGCTCGATGTCTGCCTACCAGATCGACAGCATGGTTCACGGCGCGGTGCGCGATGCCCTCCACCGTGTCGGGCTCAACAAGGCAGAGATTGACGACAACATGACCGGGATTGCCGAACGCAACTGCTGGCACCCTGCCAAGGACTGGATCGAGTCCAAACCCTGGGACGGCCAGGACCGCCTGGAGCATCTCCTGCGGTCGGTCGAGACGCCAACCCCCGACCTCTTCAAGGCGTATTTTCGTCGCTGGGCATTACAAACCGTGGAAGCAGCCTGCGGCTGGGCCGCCTCCCCACCTCGGCGCGAGCAGGAGAAGGCACTGTGCCTTGTCCTGGCCGGCAACCAGGGCATCGGCAAGACCCGGTGGTTGATGTCGCTAGCACCTGAAGGGTTCACTGTGCGCGGCAAGCACCTCAACTTGGACGGCAGCGCATCGGCGGCGCGTGACTCGATCCACGAGGCACTGCAGGGCTGGATCGTGGAGCTTGGCGAGCTTGACACCACCTTCGGCAAGTCCGCCAACGGCAGCCTGAAGGCGTTCCTGTCCAACACCACCGACCAGTACCGGCTGCCCTACGCTGAAGCCTGGGGACGACGGCCGCGCTGCACGAGCTTCTGCGCCAGCGTCAACGACGCCCAGTTCCTGAAGGACGACACCGGCAGTCGCCGCTACATAGTGATCTGGACCGATCACTGCGACGTCGATCACGCGACGGACATGCAGCAGTTGTGGGCTCAGATGCATACCTACTGGAAGGGTGGCGAACAAACCTACCTGACGAAGGCCGAGGAGCGGATGCAGGCCGAGGGCAATGCACGGCATCAGGCCGAGGACCCTGTCGCCGATGCCGCCGCCAACTTCGCCGAGAAGCGTGCCGAGCGCAGCGACCGTCACCCCTTCGAGTGCAGCGTGAAGGCGACCGACGTGCTGCAGATGCTGAACCTGCGCATGGACCTGGGCGGGACGTCGAAGCGGGTAGGGGCAGGACTGCGGTTGGTGCTGGGCAAGCCTCAGCAGTTGGACAAGCGTGGCGGCCACAAGCTGGGCTGGCGGCTCTGGCTGGACAAGGACGAGGTCAAGGTCTACGGCAAGATGCTGCGCCCGAGCAAGGCGTGAGCGAGTCGTCCCTGGAGAAGTCGGCCCGGCTGCACGCCAGGAAGCGGGGCGTGCGGTCGGTCAAGCTCCAGGGTGGCATCGTCGGTGAGCCCGACCGGCTGTTCCTGCTGCCGGGCCGCCGCTGCTGGTTTGTCGAGTTCAAGGCGAAGGACGGCCGGCTGTCGCCCAGGCAGAAGGTGGTCGGTGCGGAGTACGACGCCATCGGTCACCCGGTCGCTGTCGTGCGCAGCATGAAGCTGTTCAGGGCCATGCTTGACTTGGAGCTTCAGGCTGCTGTAGACTGGAGCCTCACTCCTGAAAGCAGACATGCAATACAACCCGCTCCAGTTCCAGCAGAAAGCCATCTCCCTGGTCTGCCAAAAGTCCGGCAGCGCGCTGCTGCTCGACCCAGGGATGGGCAAGACCGCCATCACCCTGGCGGCCGCCTGCGTCCTGCAGCACCACGGCCTGATTGAGTCCACGCTGGTCATCGTGCCGCTTCGGCCGATGTACCTCACATGGCCGGCCGAGGTCGCCAAGTGGGACCAGTTCAAGCACCTCAAGGTGTCGATCATCCACGGCACTCCGCAGCAGCGGGTGGCCGCCATGAAGGTCAAGGCCGACGTCTACCTGATCAACCCCGAGAACGTGGCGTGGCTGGCAGCGCAGGCCGCCCCCCACGGCCTCACCCTGGGCTGCTTCGGCACCCCGCCCAAGCTGCTGGTGGTCGATGAGTCCACCCGGTTCAAGAACGCCCAGGCACTGCGCTTCAAGGCTCTGAAGGCACTGCTTCCCGCCTTCCCCCGCCGGGTGATCCTGACCGGCACCCCGGCTCCCCAGGGCATCGAGGACCTGTTCGCCCAGTTCCAGATCGTGGACGACGGCGAACGCCTGGGCCGCTACATCACGCACTTCCGCAAGCTGTTCATGTTCTCCACGCCGCTGCGCATCGGGGGCGGCCGCACCATCGATGAGTGGCATGTCCGCCCTGGCGCAGAGAAGATGGTTGCCGGAGCCATCGCCGACGTCGCCATGCGTCTGCAGGCCGAGGACTACCTGCTGATGCCCGACATCAGCTACAACACTATCCGCGTCGAGCTTCCGGCTGCCGCCCGCACCGCCTACAAGGCGATGGGAGACGACCTCGTTGCCACCGTCGGCGACCAGAAGCTGACGGCCGTCACCGCCGCTGCAGCGGTGATGAAGCTGCGCCAGATCACCAACGGCTGGGCGTACCACGAGACGGGCTCGACGCATATCCACAACGCCAAGATCGACGCCCTGTGCGAACTGGTCGAGGAGCAGCAAGGCACGCCGCTGCTGGTGGCGGTCGCGTTCGTCCACGAGGTCGAGGCGATCCGCATCGCCCTGGCCGACGTCCTGCCCAAGGGCACGATGATCCCGTACCTGGGCGGCGGCGTCAGCCGGGCTCACGCCGACCGGATCGTGGAGATCTGGAACCAGGGCGGCTACCCGGTCGTCCTGGCGCACCCGACGTCAGTGGCCCACGGCCTGAACCTCCAGTCTGGCGGCCACGCCATCTGCTGGTTTGGGTTGACCTGGAACCTGGAGGAGCATATCCAGTTCAACGCCCGCGTGTACCGTCAGGGTCAAGACAAGCCTGTGGTGATACACTATCTCGCCGCCAAGGACACCGTGGACGAGGACATCGCGAAGGCTCTGTCTACCAAGTCCGACGTGCAATCCGCTATCCTCAACCGCCTGAAAGGTTCCAAGTGAAGCCAGTTGCAACCAAGAAGAAGGCCGCCAAGCGCAAGCCGGACGGGGTTCGCCCCGAGGGCTCGCGGCTCGTCGTGATCGAACTGCCGAAGGCGATGCCCGGCGGCAAGACAACGCCCGGCCATCCGCTCCTGTGGCTGATGGACTTCAAGATGAAGGACCGGACCAAGTCCGATCTCGCCCGCGAGATGGGCATCCGGCCGCAGTCCCTGTACAAGTGGGAGCGGTACTGCAAGACCGACCGCAACTTCCCGCTGCCGGGCTTGCGCGCCGCGCAGATCGCCAAGTTCTTCAGGGTCAAGCCCGCCCTGTTGCGGCCTGACCTCTTCGGGGCTTGACATGCCTGTAGCTTCGTACACCATCACGTTCGACTTTGACGAGATGAACCTTGTCTTCCAGGCACTGGGCAAGCTGCCGGCTGAACGCAGCTTCATGCTGATCCAGCGTCTGGGTGCCGAGGTCGCCGAAGCCAACAAGGCCGCCGCTATCATTCCGCCAGCCCCACCGAAGGCAGAAGTGCCCGACGTGGATTCGGCCTCCCTGCAGTAAGGTCAGCCCAGGCACCTTTAAAGCCTGGGTAATTCAGGAGAACCACGCCATGAAGAAACTTCTCTTTGCCGCCCTCGGGGCGGCCGCGCTGCTCGCGCTAGGGTCTGCCCAGGCCGCCAGCACCTGCTCGCTGCTGTCCAAGGACGGCACCTGCACGTTCGTCACCGACACCACGGGCGGGCAGGCACTCTTCACCAACCCGACCAACCTGGAGAACATCGGGTCCGGTGAGATCAACCCGTTCCTGGGGCTGCAGAACAACGGCACCGAGTTTGGCGTCAACAGCGACCTTGCCAACGTGAACCTGCTGCCGCTGAACGACAAGCGGGACAACCTCGGCACGTTCACCAACACGTTCACCCGCAACGACCTTGCGGTGATCGACATCAACGGGACGTCGTTCTACCAGTTCCTGCTCGATGCCCACGAGCCGGGCGGCACGCCGCTGGTGTCCATCGATACGCTGCGGATCTGGGACGCGAAGTCGGCGGCCCAGCAGTTGCTGTCCAACAGCAACGTGACCTCGCTGGCGGACGTGGACGGTCTGTTCTCCTCGCTCATCTACTCGATGGGTCCGGGCAACGAACTGATCATGGACGGCACCCTGTTCCCTGGCAACGGCCTGGGCTATGACCTGTCGGTCTTCATCCCGACCAGTGCGTTCGCTGGGGTGGCAATGGACAGCCGGCTGATCTTCGGCACCGGCATGGGCGGCGTCCTGGATGCGGAAGCCGGCGACGGCTTCGAGGAGTGGGGCTACCGTGCGGCTGTAACGGCTGCAGTGCCTGAGCCCGGCACCTACGCCATGATGCTGGCCGGCATCGCAGTCGTCGGCGGCATCGTCCGCCGCCGCCGCCAGACGCCCGAGTAACCCCCTCGGCTACCA